GGTCTGTAAGGTTCAAGCCAGCTTGCAAACGCTCCAGCACTTGCTGGGTTGCTTCGGTCAGGCCTTCGCGGCCCATGGCCACACCGGTCTTTGCGGCGTAGTCGGCCACCGTGCGGCCGAGCGTCTGGGTGGCGATCGCCTTGGCCTGTTCAGCGGTCAGCTTGGAACCCACCGACCCGAAGAGTTTGCCCACGCCGGGCATGAGCGCCATGGCGGCCGTGTCCAGCGCAGCCTGCGGAATAGCGGCCAGCGCGGCTTGGCCAAGGCTAGTTTCTTCCAGCGTTTTGCCGGTATCCATCTGGCGGGCAATGTTCGAACCGGTGAACTGCGCCGCAGAAGTCAGGCCGGCCGCGCCCGCGCCAATCAGCGCGGCAGTGGGAGCAGCAACAGGGGCGGCAAGCGCTGCAAGGCCGGCAGCGGCCGGCGCTGCCATATACGGCAAAGACCCGGCAAGGGTCTCTTTGAACTTCCGGAATGGGGCTTCGGTCCAGCCCTCTTGCGTGGGGGTGAACCGGCGAGCGGCGGCTTCTTCGCGCTCTTTTTGGTACCGCTCTGCCTCGGCGATGTCCATCAGCCCCAGCTTGCCGGCGGTCAGTGCGGTCTCGCCCTTGAGGCGTTCCAGTCCAGCCGCTGCGGCAGCTTTGAAACCCGTGGTATCTTGCGTCTGCTGCGGTGCAGGAGCGCTCAAAAACTGGCGGCGGACGGCCGCAATAATTTGTTCTTCGGAAGCGCCGGCCGGCCCCTCCACATCGTAAATCCGACCGTCCGGACCTTGAACGCTATAAATGGGCATAGCCGTGCTTCCTGATTGTGGGTGCGCCCGCAGGCGCGATGGCAAATTCTAGCCTTAGTCGCGAACTCCGACAACACGGAACGCGCTACTACCGCCCCCGCCAACACCCATAACAGTTGCGTAGTCTTCGAACGTTTTCACATTCGGGTAGTCCTGCGCAATCTGCATACGTTTGGCGGGGTCCAACCAATCTTTGCGCAAATTTTCCACCGACATGGGTTCGCGCTTCATGCTGGCAACTTCTTGGTACGCTTGCGCAAACGGAATTTTTCGTTCTTTGGCGATGCGCTCAATAAGCTGGATTTCGGCCGGCGTGCGATTTGCCGCTGCTGCGGTGGCCGCAGCCGAACGCTGGGAAGCCATGTCCGTGACCAAACCGCTGAACAGCGTCTTCATGTCTTCGCGGCGGTAGCCAAGGTCTTTCTCGGCGCCGTCCAAGAACAGCTTCTCGCCTTCCAGCACCGAACGGTTGATGTTGCTCTTGAGCTGGCGGCGCTCTTTGGCCGTCATGTCTTCGCGGTTCACGCGCAGCTCTTCCAACCGGTCGCGGGCATCCATCAGCCGCTCTTGTGCGGCGTTGAGCTTGTCGATACCCGCAGCGTACTGCTTTGCACCCACATCAACGCCTTTGCCCAACGCCATGCCAAGACTGCCCGGTGTCGACATAATCGCCGCACCAGCTTGCAGCAGGGCGAGACCGAGGTTCTGGTCTTTACGGCCTGCCAGTTCGCCTTCGCGCTTGGCCAGCCGCTCCTCGCGGCCCTTGAACACGTCACCGCGTTTGGCCTCGGCAGCTTCGAAGTCAGCCTCTTCCTTCTTGGCAAAGTCTTGCAGGCTGCGGGCAAAGGTCTCGCGGTTCTTACGAACGGCGGTCAGCTCTTGCTCCATGGGAGTTTGCAGGCGTTTGAAGATCGACTCAATGCCGCCGGTAGAAGGCGTGGCTGCCGCAGGCGCGGTGGCAGTCGGTTGTGCGCCCGGCAGTGCAGGAGCCGGGGCGGGTGGGGTTTCGCCGGGCAGTGTACGGCCCTCGGCCGTGGCCTTGTCTTTCAGAATTTGTTGCGCCGCAGCAAATTCAGGCGTGCCCACCGTCTCTTCTGCTGGGGCCACCAGCTTGCGCAGCGCGGCTTGTCGGCGCTGTTCTGCGGCAACCGGGTCAATACCTTCGCTGAAAATCCGGCCGATGCCGCCAAACAGGTCGCCGGGATTCAGGAACGCGTAAGGGTTGCGAGCGGTCGTACCGCCCACCTGATAGCGCTCAACGTCACCACCATCTGCAAACGCAACAATGCCGCCGTCAGCAAAGTTCATGTCGCCGGCCGGCAGGCGTGCGATCCCCATATCCTCGGGCATCGGGGCGGCCATGTTTTGAACGGCAGCGTCCACCACCTTGGGTTGGGGCATCTGGCCTTGCGCACCCTGCGCCGCTTGGCGCATCTGCTTGCGGCGGTTGGACTCGGACACGGCCAGCGCCATGATGTACGGGTCGTTCTTGTTCATGGCTGCGTACTTTTGCAGCGCAGCGTCCGGCATCTGGGCCAGACGGTTTGTGATCTGTTCGACGTTCAGTGCCATGTCCTACCTCACATTTTCGACAGGGCCAGATCGGCCAGACCTGCGGGGGCACTGTCTTTGACCTTGCCGCCTTTTTTGAACTTGCCGCCACCCAGCATGTAGGCGCCTGCCAGCGATGTGCCTGCACCGAGCAGCTGCGAAGTTGCCGACGGTTGACCGCCATACAGAGTGCTCACTGTGCCCATCGGGGTACCGCGCAAAATGTTCGACATGAACTCCAGCTGCTGGTACGGGTACTTCTGCTGGTTCTGGTACTCCTGAATGGCTGCGTTGATGCGGGCCTGATCCAGCTGTTGTTGTTGGGCGCCCAACTGGCTTTGCAAGCCGATGGCCTCTTTCTGTTGGGTGAACTCTTGACCGCCGAGCTGGCCAAGCTGGCCGGCACCTTGCAAAGCAGTCTGCAAACCTTGCAGCCCAAGACCTGCGCCGTATTGGCGCGACTGCTCGCGCAATTGCTGCTCCGTGTTGAACTGCTGGCGGGCTTGGTCGTAGGCGCTTTGCAGGCCGCGAGCCTGAATGTCCCCAAGTTGCGTACCCAGATTGCGCTGGCGCTCGGCTTCGACAATGGCCTGACGAGAACCACCGAACGCGCCTTGGCTCACCGCACGAGCCTGATCGGCTTGACGCTGAATCTCCGAAGCACGGACTGCCTCACGCATCTGCGGGGCCAGCGCTTCTTGAATGAACGGCGACATGTAGCTTGCGGCCGTACCGCCTTGGAACTGCCCCGTCATGTAAGGGCTGTATCGAGTACCCAGCGCGCGGCTGGCGGCCGCACCGGCCAGACCCATGCCCAGCCCAGTGGCCCCAGACGGCTGCAACTGCTCAGCACCTTGGAACGCTTGCTGTTGCAAGCCAGAGAACCCTGCAACCTGCGTCGGGTCAAGGCCCTGCCCCTGCGCCCACTGGCCATAGCTTTGGTACGGCTTGTCAGTGGTCAGCGCTTCGGTTTTGGCCAGCGACTTCTGGGCGTATGGCTTTGCCCAGTCCGGCAGGTCGGTTACCTGCGTTTGCGAGGCGGGGGCACTGCCGCCACCAGAATCGTAAACCCGGCGGGTAGACGTAAGGCGCCCGCCTTCACCGTAGCCGTCAAATTTGCTTGGGATAATCATTTGGCCACCTCAAAAAACTTCTGGTACATCACGCTCTGCACCGAATAGCCGTACTTTTTGGCGGTGTTGCGCCAGCCCGGACGGCCCACGAACTCGATGCCGGCACAGCCTGCGTCTTTGGCAAAACGTGCGGCCACGTCCTGCATCTCATCTTCCACCAGCTCCAACGTACCCGGGGTCATGGCGCAGTACTGAATGGTCAGCATCTTGCACTGCGGGTACTGTTTGATCTCGGTGATCACATGGCCATGCGCCACGTTGTCCTCATGAACAACCCATAGGTGCATCGTGCCAGTCACGATGAAACGCAGCAAGTCGTCCGCCGTCACGCGCCCGCGAGCCCACTGAACGGACTCATTCAGGAAAGGCAAAATGGCCGGGATCGCCCCAGCCACTTGTCCTACGGGCACGAGCGTGATGTTCATGCTGCAACCTCAAACCGGTTTGCTTTTTTCACATTGTCCAGCCAGGGAACAACTTGAAGATTGTTTGGCACATGCAGTCCTGAAACTTTTTTGCCTTGCAGCGGGATTTTGTGGTCTACGTGCCACGAGAACCCAAACATTTTAGTCCGCAAGGCAGCAAGTTCATAGGCCTGCTCAAGGAGCCAAAAGTCATCAGCGGTTAACCACGAAGGAGTGCGTTTCATTTTCGCTGCATGTCTTTTTGCATCATTGGCGCGTGTGTTTGCACGACCTTTGTCTGTCTGCTTGTAGCGGCGCTTCACTTCTGGATTTGACATCTCTGGAGCGCGACCAACTTTTGCTCGATAGGCTTTTGTTTTTTCTCTTCGCAACGCAAGCCAGTCAGGGTTTTGTTTTAACAACTCATAAGAACGCCGTTTTTCTTCCAGCCTAGCCGACTGCGTTTTGTAGTAATACTCTTTGCGCTTTGAATAAATTTCAGCTAACTGTGCTTCCGATTTATTTGCCCAACGTCTAGCATTTCCGCCACCCGTGGTTGCAGCTTTCTTAACTTTGTTTTTTACACACTCAGAACAAGCGCGGTCTTTGACGTACCGATATGTCAAATGACCATGACGGCACGCAACCCCAGTAAAGTACAGGTTGTGCCCAATAGATTTGGCTTCTGCCAAAGTTTTAGGCAGGGAGCTCGTTTCGTGCTTTTGCATCAACAGCAACCTTGTTTTTCCCAACGGTTTTAGCCCGCGCCTTTTGAATGCGATCCATCATCGCATACAGCTGCCTTGCTCCGGCTTCAGTTGAGCCATTGCCAAGTTCAGAAACGATTCTTGATGGAATGACGAATTCTCCGTCTGCAAGTCGCGCTGGCCGTTTATCTGCAATGGTGGCTGGAATGCTGTCGCTAGTTCCGTTGCCGGGGCCTTTCAGCAAACGGCCACCATCCGAGTAGTCCCCAAGGTGGGACACACCGCCACCCGCAGCAAACATCTGGCCGCCGTTGGCCATGAGCGTCAGTGCGGCATTGCGCTCCGACATGTCCGCCACCGGACCGCCTTCGGCAAACATAGGGGTAGTGGTTGGCAGCGCGTCGCGGGTGCCCGGCGCCACACGAGCGTACTGGCCTGTGGCCGGATCGAAAGTGTATTCGTACGGGTTCGGGCCGCTACCTTGGAACGGAGTGGTGGTTGGGGTCATCATGCCGGCCGCCATAGGTGCAGCAGCGGCAAGACCGTAGCGCGCAGCGCCCATACCCCCACCCATCGACGATAGCGCAGCAGAGCGCCCAGCTTCAGTACCGAGGGCAGAAATACCCTGCCCCATGGTCGACACGGGGGCAGCAAGCGCTTGTTGCGTTGCCCCGGCAGCGGCCTGATTCATTGCCGCCTGTGAAGCCCCCTCACCCAAACCAGCCATAGCTGCTTGTTGCGCAGCGCCTGCGCCAGCCCCCATCAGACCGCCCGCCAAACCAGCGCCACCATAAGCGCCAAGGCCTGCCATCAGACCCTTGCTGAGACTTCCTGTGCGCATGGTTTCAAGCCCGCCCATCCCAAGACCGATCATCCAAGGCGCGGCTGCGCCGCCAGTGGCAGCCGTAATACCGGCGCCGATGACCATTGGGAGAAGGTTGGACAGGAAGCCTGCTTCGGGCAGGCCAGTGTCGGGGTTGGTGGTGAGCGTGCCGCCCGCAGCCTTGGCAAGCGCTTGGAGCCCCGCGACTTCTTGCGGGGCCATGTGGACGAGAGTTGTGTCGGGCCCCCGACCACGGGATGCCAAGTGTTGTGCAGCAAGTTGCAGGCTCATGTGCGCCTCACGGAATGGGGGTTGGTTGAGTCTATCATGGGGTGCACCATAGGGCAATCATGGCAGACGAGAGATAAAGTTGGCCGTCAGAATCACAGACGGGATGGCGGGGCGGGTTGGGTTGGTGCCTTCAGGGTAGTATTCCAAAAACACATCGGCCCCATCAGACCACCACGCAATACGCAAGTAGGTGGCATCAGGGTCGGTCACCGTGAAAATACCGGAAACTGCCGCCACTGTGTGCGACCACACGGACAGGCTTTTGCGGGCCGGAATGTCAAACCGGGTGTTAGACAGTGGAAAGTTGGTGCCGTCCTGCTTAGCCCAGACCTCAATCTCCTGCGCAGCGTTACCGCGATTGGTGAACTGTAAGCTAAAAGTGATCAGGTATTGACCCGGTTTCTCAAACCAAATCTCTGACCCATTACGCACTTCGATGGCCTGCTCAATGACCGGCGTGTTGTAGGTCACGATGTTCTCAGACGTGATCCCTGCGTTGGCCTGATCCTGCGTGCTCATCAGCATGGCGTGGGGGGCCTGAATGTACGAGCCGCCGTTGACCCCAGTCAGAGAGTTGAGGTTGCCGCCGAGCTGGTTGAAATACAGGCGCAGCACATCGCTGTGCTGGTCATGGAACCGCTTCTCGTATTCCTCCGGCGCGGTGGGCAGCCGGGGAGGGGTGACGTTGATGAGGCTGGTCATATTTTAATACTTTAGTCAACGTCTGCCGTCAGGCCGCACATCAATAGAAGGCACGCCGAGCTGCCACTGCACCCCCAACCCATCCGAGCTGATTTTGAACGCCATCTGGCGCCCACGAACGCGGGTGTAGACGATCTGTGTGAACTGCTGCACCAGATAGTTGCGCTGCGCTTGATAGTTCTGGTCACTGATCACTGCGGGAGTATCGGCAAGGCTGTAATTGGCGCCGGGGTTTTGGCGAGGGCGCAGCGTAAACGTGACGGCCGGGTTGTTGACCGTCGAGCCGTCGAACGTAATGTCAGGAATCATGCGCCACACGAAGCCGTAGTTGTGCCCGTCACCGATGTTGAAATCGGCCGACTGGATGTACGAGCTGATCGGGCTGGGCGGGTTGGTCGTACCGTCGTCGACGCCATCCTCGTGGTAAATGATCTGCCCATCGTAACTGGCCGCAGTCGGGAAGTCCCGGATGCCGGTGTCCAGCCACGCCGTGCGCGCAAGATTGCCGTACGACCAGATTTTTTCGAGGTGGTTGTAGATCACATACCGGTCGATCGTGGTCGAGCCGGCAGAGCAGTAGAAGAACCAGACTTCGTTGAACGCTTCGTTGGTGCTGGCAAAGAACTGGTAGGCCTGCTCCAGATTGATGTCACCAAAGATGTACTGGCGCAGCGGGCAGTACAACGTCTCCACACGACCGGAGTACATGTAGAACTTGTCGCGGCCCATCCAGTATGTGATGTTTGCGGCGGTTGCGACGGCGTTTGGCGCGGTGATCGAAATGTTGTCTGCGAGGATGTTGAAGCCCCACACGTACGGCGGCCCAAGGTACTGCATGCTGTACAGGGCGGCGTCGGTCCAGATCAAAAGCTCCTGCCGGGATTGCAGCTCGGCCACGATGGACGAGCCGATGCTCAGACGGTAGCTGCCTGCTTGGTTGGTCGCGGCGGGAGACCAGACCTTGTAATCCTCCTGATCCGACCAGCGCACCAGCAGCGGGTCAAGCGTAGAGGAGCCGTAGTCATTACAGCCGAACGCAATCAGAAACCGCGAAGTATCCGAAGTGGCCACCATGTTGGCCACTGTGGGGCAGTCTGCATCCGTGAGCCAGTACTGGTTGCCGTCTTGCGTGTTGGAGTTGGTACTGGAGAGAATCTGCGCGCGGTAGTACGTCGACGGGCTGGCCGCCGGCACCCACAGGTAAATAGCGCCGCCGCGCGGGTTCATGACGAGGAAGTCGCCAAAATTGTCCTCGCTCCACAGGCGCATCTGCACACCAATGCCAACGCCGGCCGGAGCGGCCACGCCCCATCCAGTCGAAGGGTACCCAGTCGTCGCACCGCCCCAGCCGCCAGCACCCCAGCCCACACCCGTTGTGTAGACTTCGCCGCCAACAGACAGTTGATACGCAAAGTTGGCTGTGCCAGCAGTGCCAGTCGAGGTCGCCGGCGCGCTGGTTGTGATGCTGTACGTACTGGCGTCGATGTACGTGATTCGAAATTCCCGGTTCAGTGCGGAGGCAGGGATACCGTTGACTGCACCTACTACGCCTGAGATGGTCACAAAGTCGCCAGTCTGGCCGCCATGCCCGGGGTCGTTAACCACGACAGTGGTCAGTCCATTGGTGGTCGTGAATGCGTTGGTGATCCCAGTGTTGGTGTCCCGCAGCGGCGTCACATCGTAGAAGTTACCGCCGGACGTCTGCTGAATGTAGTACTTGAGGTTGGTACCGACGCCCAGCAGGTTGAAGCCGGCCAGCGTGATCCAGTTAAACAGCGACCGCGCAACACCCCAATACGACCCTGTTGCCGGCGGCAGCGACACACCGTTGTTGTAGTATGTGCCGGTGTCCTTGGTCCAGCCGCCAATTTTTTCAGGGTAGCCCGAGCGAAAGCGCACCTTGTCCATCTCGAACCAAGTGCCTTCGTTTGCGAGCGATGTGGATTCCCGGTTTACGCCGGGTCGTAGTTGGAGTTTTTGGAGCGGCATGGCCTACCTCAAGCAGTCATTGTCGAGGCTGTATTCTCCACCTCCGCCACGCGGCGGCTCCAGCCTTTGCCAAATGTACCCCACGTGGGTAAATCCTGCAAGAACGACAGGCGGCGTTTGGCGTAGTCCTCGACCAGTTGTTTTGGATCGGCAGCGCGCACAGCTGCCATGGTTTTTGGACCCAGCGCCCCGTCCATGTCGGCCCCTACACAACCTTGCAGGAACTTGATGGCGCGGCCGGGGCCCGAATTGATGGCGGTATCGAACACGATGTAATCCACGCCGTCGGGCAGGTCATCACCGCGCACAGCATCCCAGTATTTTTTCTTGTACAGCGGCCCAACCATCTCGGGGGTGAGCGCACGTATGGCCTTTTCGTCGACCGGGTGGCCCACCCACTCTTCCCAGACCTTTTTGGTCACGCCCAGATTGGTCATGCCGCCCGGGTCGCGGGGGTGGTGAACGTAGCCGCCTTCGTGATGGAGGACCGCCTTGAGGGCGTCGTCAAAGTTCTCTTTCATTTCTTGTCCTTGCGCATGTCCATGATCTTCTCAAGGGTGCGACCGCCAAAGTAGAACGACATGATCAGCATGCCCCACTGGCCCAGCAGCTCAACGTAGGAGCGGTTGGTCTCGTAGCCAAACGCGGACATCATGGCAAACGTGAAATACCCCACCAAGATGGCGATCAGCGTCATCGGGCGAATGTTCTTAGACAGCCAACTGTCGCTGTTCATGTCTGCCGCATGGCGTGCCGTTACGTTGGTCTGCTCGATTTCAAACTGGCGCGAGTCGATTTCCCGCAGCTTCAAAGCTGCATCTGGGTCCGTTGCAATCGCCTGAGTAACCGCCTCAACAGTGCTCGCAACGCCGAGCTTCTCGGCAATAGCTTTGACAACCATGCCACCAGCAGGACCAACAGCAGCAGTCGCCAAAACGGGTGCCACATTTTTCAGAAGTTCAACGAGTTTGTCCATTATGTGATCGCTCCGTAGCGGTTACCTGTTGCGCCCCACGTGATGAAGCCATTACCAGTGACTGCCGCGCCCGCAGCGCCGCCTTGGCCGATTGGTTGTTCTTGTACTTGGCGAACGCCGTTAGCACCTGCCGCGCCCCAGTTACCGCCGGCGCCGCCAATATTCAACCCTTGGTCCGACGACCCTCCGCCCCCACCGGTCGTAGCGCCACCTGTACCGCCGGGGCCGCCGTCAATACCTTCCCAGTCACCGCCATAACCAAACTGGCCGTAGCCTGCACCGCCGCCACCGCCGCCACCAGAACGCACGATACCGCCTGCACCCCAAGCCGGGCCACCGCCGCCACCGCCACCGCCGCCAGCAATGTTGCCGTAGTTGTAGATCGTGATGCCAGAAGACACAGCCAAGCCGGTGCCGCCCGAGCCGCCATTACCACCACCGCCAGTAGAGCCGCCGCCACCGCCAGCGCCGCCACCGCCAGAGATCGTGCCGTTGTTGATGAGAATGACCCCGTTGGGGTACGACCCGGAGACCGTGAGACCGGTACCGCCAGAACCCCCTGCAATCTGGTTGCCGCCATAGAACATGCCGCCGCTGGCGCCGGCGTTGCCGTACAGACTGGCGTTGTTTGTCACCAGCAGGGCATCGGACTGGTTCCAGCCGGCAGCAATCGCCAAGGTCCGAAGGTCTTGTGTTGTGGTGTAGTTTGTATTGATCGTGAAGGCAAACTGCTTCACAGCCCCGTAGAAGTTACTGATGCTGATCGCTCCGGAGGTGGGTACGCTGGTGTTATTGTTCGTAACAAACGCGCCGCCCCGGTAGTATTCAGACAGGCTAATCGGGTTCGACCCGCCGAATTCAGTTTGAATCTGCGAGAGCGAGAGCGGACCAGAGACAGGTAACGCCATGGTTGCTCCTTAGGGGGTGCCGAAAGCGGTAACGTCGTTGCTCGAAACGATTGCGCCGTTGGTGTTGATCGAGGCCACCGTCACACCACCGTACCTGAAAAGCAGCTTGCCGCCGGACTCCACAATCGTCCAGTTGGTTGTGGTGAAGCTGCCCGTACCCGCAGCAAACCCCCCGGCAGTCAGCACATTGGTATCTGCGTTGTAGCTCAGGCCGCTGTCGATAAACGGAGATTGGTTGCCCGTGGCTTGGCTGCCCACCAGAACCAGCGAAGTCGTGGTGTCAGAGCTGGTCGTGGCCGAGATGTTGATGTTGGTGGCGTTGGTTGCCGTGCCGGTCACATCCCCAGTGACGTTACCCGTCAGGTTGCCCGTGACGTTGCCCACCACGGTGCCGATGATGTGGGTGTTCTGGAAGGCAAAATTGGTGCCGTCTGACCAGATGGTCATGGTCTTGCCAGCGGGGATCGCCACCCCAGCCCCGGCAGCGGTCGTGTTGCCCAGCACCGTGGAGTTGTAGACCGTGGCCGTGTAGCTGCTGGCGTTGTAGATGACGTAGGTCTTTTCCGCCGGGGGCGCGTAGACAGCGAAGTCCGCCGTGGTTGTGGTGGTCAGCGCAATGGCCATGTTGCGCGACTCGTCTGCGGCACCGTTCAGTGCCGTCAGGGCTTGATTGGCCGAGGTGATGGAGACTGACGTGTACCCGGCAATCGCGGATTCGATTAAGGTACCGAGGTTGGAGTTGGTCGTGTTGCCCCACGTGCCGGCCTGATCGCCCGTCGTGATCAGCTCAATTCGCAGGCTGGGAGAGTAGGTGCTCATATGAGTCCTCGTGTGTTTAGCAAATTTTACCCGGGCCGTGTGCTGAAGAAAAGCTAGACCTACACTGTCCCGTAGGCCGTCACGTTACCGGTAACCGTGAGGTTACCGGAAGAATCCAGCATGCCTTTATTGACGCCGTTGTGCTTAAAATACAAGACGCCGCCGGATTGCTCAATAACAAAGTTAGTGGTCGCAACGCGTGTGGCTGTTGTGGCGGTTGTGGCGGTTGTGGCAACCCCCGATAAATTTGCCGTGATGACACCCGCCGCAAAATTTCCTGAAGCATCACGCTCCACAAGGGTATTTGCAACATTCAATGCCGACGCCGGTGGGGTCACTAAACTAAAGTCTGTCCCATCAGTCATTACAAACAACCTGCGACCTGCCGGAACTGCCACACCCGCACCTGCCGCAGTAGTGTTTCCGGTGACGGTTGAGTTATAGACGGTGGCCGTATACGCGCTGGCGTTGTAAATAACATACAGTTTTGACACAGGCGGTGCGTAAATGCTGAACGCTGCGCCAGTGGTCGTAGTGAGCGCCAGAATCGCATTACGCGCCTGATCCGCTCCACCATCCACGGCGCTGAGCGCTTGGTTGGGCGTTGTGACGGAAACCACGGCGAGCCCTGCAATAGCATCTTCAACCACCGTACCAAGGTTTGTGTTGGTGGTATCGCCCCACGAGTCATATTGTTCGCCGTCACCGATAAGCTCGATGCGTAGGTTGGGGGAGTATGAACTTGGCATGGAATCCCTTTAGGCCCAGACGGGCTCTGGTTCGATCGGCCATTGCGGATCGGCTACCGGGGCGACGATGAACCCGCGCAATGTGGCGCGGTAAGCTTCGAAGTCGGCTTTGTTCGTCAGAGCTACGTCAGGCAGCACTGACCAGTCCGTACCAGCAATTCGCTTCTTGGCCTCGCGCTTGCAAGCTTCCAGCGGATAGATGCCGTCAAGTCGAGCGATCTCTGCGTTGACCTCTTCTTCGGTGGGGCAGGTCTGCACTTGATCCATCCATTCGAGACCGGAGTATTCGTCACCGATAAGCGCCCATTGTGCGCCGGGGCGTAGGGATTGCAGGGCGTCTGGAATTTGGGCTTTTCTCACGTTCATGTTGGGTCCTTAATAGTAGATTACGCAGAAGGCGTTACCTCCGGTCTGCGTTGCAACACCGACCGCGTTCTGTGCATTTGGTCCGCCGTAGGCGACGTTTGTCAGGCCACTTTTTGCATGCGACAAATCGTTGTCCCAATAGAACCCCGGAAGCCGCTTC